CCGCGTTGCAGATCAACATCCCTGCGGTTTCGGGCGGCGGAATCAAAACGTATCGAATTGAAGCCGATTTGCAATTCTACTCCGAAAGCGGAAGCCAGGCTTTGGAGTTTGAAATTGCGTACTCTGGAGCGTATGCCGGTGCGGCGCCCATTTTTTTATTTTACGGCCTTTTTGCCAACGCCTACGAACAGAATATTGTAGGGTTGAATACTCCGGGTCAAGTGACGGTATCCGCAAATCAGATCCAGAACGTTTTCAAATTGGTCGGGAACATTCAATGCGGAAGTGCTGGGTCGAACAACGGCGGAACCTTGTCGATTAAATGGGCGCAAAACGCTGCTAGCACGACACCCCTCATTTGCGCGGCCGGCAGCGCGCTCTACGCCACCCTGCTCTAATCCGGCTCTTTCCTGCTGATGCCGGTGATCCCGGCCTTAAGGCGGGCCGCCGCGGTGGCCTGCGGGTTTACCCGCGAACGCCACCACAGGCGGCCCCTCTCGACCTTCCATTCGGTCTCATGCACCAACCCGCAGTCACAACACTCGGTCACCTCGATGTCGTGCTGTAGGGCATACCAGACGCCCTCGACCATCTGAATCGGGTCGAGCCTCCGAGGGCTACGAGTTTGCTTTTTCGCCATACTCGAACTCCAGAATCAGCTCCAAGTAGTGCATCGCTTTGCGGATGTCCTCGGCGCCGTTTTTGTCTTTGTACCGGGTGACGTATTTCACGACGTTGCCGGCCAGGAACCCGAGCCCGTTCTTGTGACTGAACTCCGCGGGCTGGATCGCGTATTTGCGGTAATGGTCGCCGCCGACCTGATTGTGGCTTGCTGTCATGCGCCCTCCGGTATAAAAATCCCCCGTGCAATCTCGCCGCGGGTCTTGTGATACGTCATCGACGTCGCCTGTCGCTTCGAGAGCCACCCTCCGCGCGCCGCATACGCGTCAGGAGCGGCGAGCGTGGCGTGCTGGATGACGTTGCACCCCGGGTGCTCTTTTTCGTCCACATGGTGCTTGTGGCCCGTGTGGATGTAGGTATGCGTCGCTTGGCCCCACTCCTTTCTAAACTTCGCGGCGAACAGCTGCGGCAAATTGTTGAGCTTCGCCAGATGCCCGTGATGGAACCCCAGCAGCGTCTTGCCGTGCAAATACGCGACGTACGGGTTCGGTGATTTCTCAACCACCACGCGCGGGTTGTTGGCGTACAGCTGGGCAAACATGACCCGAAGCCAGACCGAGCCCGCAGGGTCGTGGTTGCCTTCCGTCATAAACACCCGCACCTTGTTGTGCTTCATCAGCATGTGCGAAATGATCCGGCGCAGCGCGCCGACCGCGACCTCGACGACTTTTTGGTAACGGCTGTCAGCATCGAGCACGTGCCGGTGGGCCGGTGTTTCGGGCGTGAGCGAATCGAAATGCAGGAAGTCGCCCAGCTGATTCAGGATGCCGACCTCGGCCAACGGGGCGGCGTCGATCATGCGGGTGAATGTTCCCACGAGAACCAACTCCGCAATCTTCAGATCCCAGTCTGCGCCGGTCTCGCGGTCCCAACTCAGCATGCCGATGTGAAAGTCCGTTAAAGTGTACAAATTGCACAGATCTGCGTCGCGTGTCCGGACAGGCGGACGAATCGCCGGCAACGGGGGCAGCTCTTTGCACATTGCCTCAAACGCGGCTTTCTGCAGCGCCCTGAGCTCTTCCAGCCTGGCGTCAGTTTTCACCCACTGCAGCTTGGCCCGGCCGTCCTCGCCGTACAGCGTCGACGTGCCTTTGAGTTTGTACCCGTCCGGTGGCGCGGCGTTTTCGCCTGCCATCAGAGCCTGAACCTTGGGCTCGAACTTCTGCGCCCTGGCATTCTCGATATGGTGGCGAAACGTGCTAACATTGATGCCGAGCGCGCGGGCTGCGGCATTGATGGTTCCATGTGCGGCGACCGCGTCGACTGCTGCCTGCAGCACCTCGGGTTTGTGTTTTGCTTGAGCCATTAGACCCTCGTTCGCGCCCTCGCGCGTTTGAGAGCTTGCTCGACGCTAATCTTGCCCGCATTGCTCTCGATGACGTCACCCTCTATGGTGCCGCTAGCGGATATGTCCCAGATGCGGACCACCCTGTTATAGCCGGCCTGCGCCTGTCGCGCGGGGCCGCACCTCTCGATCATCTGTTGGCGAAGTTCCCCGCTCCACACGTAACTATAAAAGACCACGTCACGCCCCCCATGGTGAAGTGAGATTCCATAAGCGGATTGTTCGTGAAGGAGCAGTATCTTAATTCTGCCGGCGTTAAACTCGTTCTGCTCTTTTTCGCCACGGTACACACAGGCTTCTGGAAACGCGCGCTTAATTGTCTCGCAATCAAACTTCCACCAATACGTGACAATGATCGGCTCGTCACCGGTTTGATCGACGATGTCTTGCAACGCTTCAATCTTAGCGTCGTGGATTTTGTGGGCTGTTCCGGTGTCGTCATAGATCGCTCCGCTGCACATCTGCAGCAACTTGTAACTCTTGACCGCGGCGGTGCCGGCCTCAATGTCTTTGTCGTTCAGCGACAGGAAATAATCCTTCTCCATCGCATCGTATTGCTTTTGCGCAGTCTCGGGCAGCTTGAACTGCACCGGTATGACCTGGGGTTCCAGCACGTCGAGCCAGTCCTCGACCCGAAACACGGTCATGACGTCCGCAACCGCGTCGTGAATCGCTTTCTCAGCTCCTTGCTGTAATGTTACTTTTTGGGTGTATTCATTTCGCAGGAAAAACCGGTCGAAAAAATGCGTGTACGTGCGCCCGAGCCTGGCACCTTGATCGATGAACCACATCTGGCCCCACAAATCTTGCAGTCCGTTCGGGCAAGGGGTGCCGGTCAAATTCCACCATCGTTCGGTAAATTTTGCGATCTTAGACAGCGCCCCCGCACGCACGCCGCCCTTGCTCAACCGAAACGACTTCAGTTTCGAACACTCGTCCGCGATCACAAGCTTGAACGGCCACCGTTTGCCCAGCTGCTCCACCAGCCAAGGCACGTTCTCGTAATTGCACACGTAGACGTTGGCGCGCGGACCTCGAAGCGCGGCCAGACGTTGTTTCTGGTCGCCCAAAATTTTCACGACTTCGATGTCCTGAAACGCGTCCCACTTGTCGCGCTCTCCGGTCCACACGACGTCGGCCACACGCTTAGGAGCCAGCACCAACGCCGGGAAACAATCCTGGCCGGCTAAACGCAAAAGGTCGACCGCGCTAAACGCCATCGACGTCTTGCCTAAGCCCGGGTCCGCCACCAACATCGCGCGTTGGTGGTCGATCAAGAATTGCGTACCCAAGCGCTGGTGCTGGCGAGGAACAAAATGCTCAGACATGAAGTACGTTTTCTACAAACCAATCTACGTCAAACCTGCAATCGATTACGTAAGTCTTCATCCCGCGCTTGTTCCACCATTTGTGCCGGCGAACTTGGTGCGCCTTGGGCGCCACCCCGGCTTTCCATTTCGTTTCGACCAGGCAATGGAAACCGTTGGGCATAGACACCAATCGATCCGGCTCACCCCTCACCGAGCCCTTGAATTTTGCGCACGCTCCCCCCTTCGACTCCACCAGTTTTCTCAGGTACGTCTCCACTTTGCTCTCGCGCTGGGCCATCTTGCTTCACTCCGATGATCTCTTGACCAAACTGACACGACGCCTGCACCCACGCTTCGGCCTCCGCGCGATCAACAAACGACGCGCAAAACACGTCTTCGTTCGGCCCGCCCATGACGTAGATGATCGAATCCGCGGCCGACGTCACCTTGAGCACCAACGTCTTAGGCATCACTTTTTCGTAGTTCACGCTTCAATCTCCTTGTGTACATACCCTCTCAAAATCATCTCAAACGCTTCAGTCGGTTTGAGTTTGTAGTGCCGATATACGTGATAAGTGTTTCCATCCACTTTAAACTCCATCAACTTATACCCGTCCTGCACAGTCGCTAGAACGCTGGGATCCCCGTACGATATTTGCGCGGGTCTTTTATCCGCTAACGTCCAAGTTTGCGGTAACCGGTCGCCAAGCATCCGCTCTACGCGATGCCATCCTCCGTCCATCAAACCGCCGACAAACAGGCTCATATCAGCCCCTTCGCGCCTTTCGGCTTCTCGTAGCGCAGCACCTTGCCGTCTTCGTTGGTCACCGGGTACGCGTCCCCTAGCGCAAGCTTGGGCCAGTACATCTCTTTGCCGGCTTTGCGCGGTTTGCATTGCGCTGTCCCCTTACTGTACAAGTCGTTAAAAATATCGAGGTTCTGCGTCAACTCCGAAAATTCACCCATGTGTCACCTCTTACCGTATCTAGGCCCCGACCAACCTTCCGCGGCTAGGGGCAACCCCGCGGACCATTCAAAACCTTTGGACATCTGTTCGATCAGCCGACTTAGCGGATAGCTGCCGACCGGAACGTCGAGCACGATCTCGTCATGCACGTGCAAAGCGATCGGCGTGCGCTCGTTCTCTGGCAACGTGTTCAGGTACGCAGCCACAGCGGGCACAGACAACGCGTCGTCGTGCACACGGACGAGTGCATTTCGGAGTACGTCCGCAGCTGTTGCCTGAACGATATTCTCCACAAACAATCCCGACCATGCACGGTCCCGGCGCCAGCTCTTGCCGCGGGCCGTGATGTACGAAACGTTTTCACGCTTGTGGATTTTCTTGACCGTGATGTCTTCATCGGGCTCCTCCGTCATTTCGATCCGCGGGGCCGCGTACATCAGCCTGCGCTTGCTGGGCAGCTGGATGATGAGCCACTTGCCGGTGCTCCAGATCAGGACCTTGCCTACGGTGTAGGTGTTTTGACCCGGCGCTTTGATCGCGTTTTTGACCGCGGTGTCGATGTCGAGCTTGAACTGGTTGATCTTGCTGTTCGACTCGCGGTACGTTTGTTTGAGGATATCGCACGCTTGATAGACTTTGGGTTCGAGCCCGAAGTCATCACCCGAGATGAATGCACGGCGCCAGGCTTTGTACGCTTTGTCGAGCTGCTTGGGGTCAGCTCGAGGCAAAACGATTCCGGCCAATGGCCCAAGATCCATTTGGTATCCCGCGGCCATCGTGACGAGTGCTCCAACACCGCCGCCAAAACCGAACGCAAGTTCGGATACTTTCCCGCTTTGTCTTTCGTTATCGTTAACATCAGAAATCGCTGTTCCGAAGAATTGAGAGAAAAGGAGCTTGTATAAATCATGACCCTTACCTTCGTCGTTGAGTCTGTACGCGGTCAGCTTCCACTCTTCGCCTGCAATCCAGGCTAAGATTCGAGACTCGATGTTTTTCCAGTCTGCGACGACAAGCTCGTTGCCGGGCGCAGCAGTGATGACATGCCGCAAAGCAAGGGCAGCAGCCTCGTTGGGTCCACCGAATACCAACGGATTGCTGAGAGCAGCACCGCTGTAGATCCCGGGGATGATGACGTCGTCGATGTACTTCGCTTTGACCGGGCTGAGTTCGATGCGCCCATCTTGCCTTCTGACATTGAGTGCTGGCCTCGATAGGTTGCCGGGCTGGAATCCTTTGTGGCTGAACCGGCCTGTGCGGCCGGCGCCGCCTAACTGACTGCTATGGCGCACGCGGGCTCTGGGTCCAACCAGCTTGAGCCCGCGGCTGTACTTGGCGCCAGACGATTTGGACGCCTCCAGTCGCTGCTCCAGCAGCAACCGCGCGATCGGGTGCAAATCGTCATGCTCCAGCCAGTCTCGCACCTCGCTCGCGCGCAGGCTGTCGATGTCGATGCCGAACTTTTCGCGTAGGTAATGCAGCAGCCGGTTGCGCTGGGTCGCGGCGTGAACGTTGTTGTCTGACAATTGCTGTATGTTCGCGTCGCTGTCAACCTTCGCAAATTTCAAAAACTCAACGGCGCAATCCGCAAGCCGCGTGTCGAACTGAAAGCCGCGCTCGTTGATCCTGGCGCTGACCTCGGCAAGCTTGCGGTCGACGTTGACCTGGGGCAGTCGCTTGTAAATCTCTCGGAGCGTGTGCGTGTCCTGAATCGCGTACCGACAGAATTGCTGCCACTTC